TTAATATCGCGCCCGATACCTCAACACTAATCCAACCCATCGCACTCGCAACCCCTAAGGCCGCTACGATTACCCCTGCTAGGGTAGTTTTCCAATTTTTCATATTTATTTATTTAAAGTTTACGTTCTAATCCTAAATTTAACAATACTATATTTTCTATAAACGAATTATCGTCCGCCCAAGCTTTATATTGTTCCTCATTTATTGCGATATTTCCAGTCGCTAATACTTCATTTTCATCGCTGCATACTTCATAGTAAGTATTACAATCTAATGACTGTGTACTGTTAATAATTGGCCTGATTAAAATCTTTGTAGCTTCTTTAACTGGAATCCCTGTTAGGATTGGTTTTATTTGTATCATATTTTTGTTTTTTAATTATTAATGTGCCACCCAATTTGTACCGTTATAAAAAACTGGCGTTACAACTGCACCGCCGCCTACAACTGTTGTCATATATGTTGGGGCTAATGCGTCTGTTACAAAAGCCATATCTCCTTGCGTTCCTGTTGGCAGTGTTGATACTGTATATCCGTCTGTTCTTAGTGTGCTGGCTTTTATAGTCACATTGCTTTGCCAGATATTAGTCGGAAATTTAAATAAGAATGTCGGCGTACTTGATGTTATAAGACCTGTATCACCTGTTCCGAACAAAACGTTTGAATTTCCTAAAACTACCGTAGAGTTGTTAACATTTACGTTGCCTGTAAAGCTCGCACCTGTCAAATTTGCTTTTAAAGCCAAAGCATCAAAAACAACATTTTGACTTGGCGCAATTGTCGCAACTCCATCTGTAATAGCATCCGATACAAAAGTACCGTTTGCACTTTGCACAAAAGCTGTAGTTGCAATCTGTGTTGTATTTGTTCCTACTGTTGCTGTTGGTGCTGTTGGTGTGCCTGTGAATGATGGGGAATCTAATGGCGCAAAAGATGAACTAGATACTTTTTCAATCGCTCCTGTAACTGATTTTCTAGTTAAAATATCATAAGTTCCCACATCAGAAGTTGGTGGTGAGTTTGATATATTACCTATTAGTACAGAAGTCGGAAGCGATACTGTTCCTGTGAATGATGGACTTGCAACTGTTGCAATGGTGTTGCTTAAAACTTTTTCAACAACTCCGGTACTTGTGTTTCTTGTCAACATATCGTAAGTACCCGCGCTTGTTGTTGGGGTTGTTGACAGTTTTAAGGCCGTTCCTAGTATCGATCCGTTTACTTGTAGTCGGTCTATTCCGTTATCTGAAAAAGTACCACCGTTTTGAAAAATAAAATTACCCGTACTCTGAGACATTGATGCATAACTAATATTTCCAGAACCTTTCATAACAATATTAGCACCATTAGACCCTATTAAATTAGTAAATACCGCGCTTGTAAACACCTGTCCGTCTATTGATAAGGAGCTATTTAATTTTACTGTTAAGTTTGAATATATGTTGTTAGTTCCACTTGCGCCTAACAACCTTATGTGTGAATTAGAAACTCCGGTAAATGTACCGACATTAAATATTGGTGAAATAAATATTCCAGACATTATATCATTATTAGCGGTTGCCGTTAGTGTAGGCAAGAAGTTAGTGCCTTTTGCGCTTGCTGCTTCTGAAGATACATTAGGAGAAAAAGTCTTCGTCCCTAATACCGTTTCATTACCTATTTTATGAACTACGTCCGCATCATTAGCAGGCGTATACCCCAAAGCCGCAATAATTGCGCTATCAGTCAAAGCAACACCGCCACTCGCAACACCGCCAAATTTTTGCGCCTCAACTATTTTAGTATCACTCGCATTTTGTAATGAAGTTGCCGTATTTTTCAATATGATATAAGCCCTTGCGATTCCGTTCATTGCAATATTATTTTCAACTACATAAGAGCGTGTTAAAATAGCTGCTTCAGCTTCAGCAAGTGTGTTATAAACATTTTGGCCGTATTGAATACGCGTCATTCCAGTTTGAAATAACGTAACCGTTTGAATTGAAAATTTATTTGATGGAACGGCTGTCAAAACATTTGCCAAATCATAAACCGCTGGATTTAAAACGGTAAAATCTCCGCTTTCAGTACCATTTTGAGTCCTATATCTAAACGTCAACAACGTTTGCAAACCAATACTCAAACGATTTGGATCGCGCCAATTATTAGCAAAATTCACTCCTAACTTACCTATCGTTCCCGCTGTTTTGTCAAGTGATAAATTCGCACCATTGGCCGTATATTTATTACCCGTTAAATTTAACGCCCCGATAAATTCGTATAAGTCGTGAAGTTGATTAGTTCCTGCGTTCGTAGGTGCGGAAATATTGTTGACAAGGTTAATAGTAGTTAGATTGGAATGAATAACTGCACCTAAAGCAATTACATTACGCCTTTGAACATTGTCGAACGCGGTTGCTTGCATTAATACAACAGGAACACCACCTGATAGCGTAATAGCTACATAAGTAATGTTCGACGTGTTCAGATAAGGAGATACAATGTCTGTAAATGCAGGGAACGATACAATTGTGCTTGTTGGTATTTCTGGATTGTCAAAATTTGTAATAATTCCAATACCGGCCGTGATGTTGAATTTCGTAGGGTCTGCATTTGTAGTTACTAAACCGTTTTTTATCAAACCAGTCGATAAAAATGATTTTGTTGCGTCTGCATTATCGACATAGATTTTTTTAGCCCAAACGGACGATGTAGATTTCCCTTGTACACCTGTTGCATCTTGAACTGTTATAAATGCAGCGTTATCGTCTAATTGGCTTGCGGTGTTGCGTATGCCGTAGTCGAAATCCTGTTCGCCTCCACTAGGAATGATTTGCCCATATCCTGCAATTGATAAAAGTAAAAATAAAAGTATTTTTTTCATTGGTGTAATTTTTAACAAATATAAATAAAAAAAACCACAATTTAATTATTGTGGTTTTGATTTTTAGCACCTTGTTTTTTTAATGTAAGACCTCGTTATGCAAATTTAGTTATAATTTTTCAATTTCTTGTTTAACTTCTTGCCAATAATTTTTATCTATAGAATCTCCGCTATCTAAATCTAATATTTCATCAACTACAATTAATGCAAACTTTCTGTTTAATTCAAAAACTTCGTTACTAATTCCAATTTCGCCTACTAAATCTAACATAAACTTTCCAAATAATTCGTCTGCTTTTTCTTTCGGTGTCATATCTTTTCTATTATTTCCTTAATTAAATTAAATTCACTTCTTAATACATTTGGATTACCTAATAAATACTCAATCCCATATCGTTTAGCCTGTAAATAATAATCGTACAAGGCCGGGACTCTATTTTTTAACAAGATATTCTTAGAGTAAATTGCTTTTGCTTTAAAAATATCCGTTTCTTTTATTGCTGTTTTAAAATCTTGCTCGGTCATAGTGATAGTTGTTTTAGTGCGGTGGGGGTTAATTGTAGATTGTATTTTATTAAGTCTTCTAATGTTGATAATCCGGCAGAAGTATCCCATTTATTTTTTTCGTTATCCAACCAAAACACGTTTAAAAATTCGTGTAAGCATATTGTTTTTATTGATTCTGAATTAAATACTATTTCTTTTAATTCAAATCCCTCAAACAAACATCTTTCTTTTGCTTGTTGGTATTCTTGAAGTTCTTTTCTTGTAAAATGATTTTCTTTATCAGGAATAACATTTCCGTCTTTATCACAAGGGACAAACATCCATAGTTCTAAAGGTTGTTCTCCAAAAATAATACGCTTGCAATGTACCTTCCATTTTGTTTCTACATCTTCAAATTTAGTTCCGAGCCATTTTGAATGCTCTGCTATTGATGTTAAATTTTTCATACTATCTTTTTATTAAGTAATTTTTCAAATTGCTGGTGTTCCAGTAATCTATCTTGATAAGCTTTTGAAGCTTCTAATTCATTATTGAAATATCCTAAATTAATTACAACTCCGTTTATTCTTATTTGAGTCCTCCATTTATTAGTTTGCTTAAACCAACTTACTCCCGTGTATTTTGAGCTTTTATTTTTTTGGTCTTTGGATAAATTTAACCTATTTGTAATTAATTGAAGATTATCTATCTTATTATTTAGCGGGTTGTGATCTATATGGTCTACAACTATCCTAAACCCACAAGGGATGTGGCTTAAAAAAGCCATTGCAACTAGTTTATGAATTTTTTGGTTTTTCTGCTTTCCTTTATAAAAAAAGCTTACTGTTTTATATCCTTCTTGAATTTGAGGCTTCATTATTAAATTTTTCTTCAAACTTTTAACATTTCCTAAGTTACTAACTTGGTATCTGTCCTCATATCCTATTACGTTTTTCCAAATCTCAATCATAATTTCTCTTCTTTTTTTAATTCTTCAATTGTTCTTTGTTTTGCGTAATTGCGTACTTCTTTGATTAATGAAGGGTGCAAAGACACGGTTACTTTGATTGTGTTTGTTTTTTTTCTTCCCATTTTATTTAATTTTTTGACGTAAATCTGAAATATTCAAAGCAACTGCCGTTGTAGTTTTGTTAGGCAATAAAATGAATGCTTCTGGAAAACTTTCCTCAACTCTTTTGTAGGTTCTTAAAGAAAACAAAGTGACTTCAATTTCCTTAAGAAGTTCGTTATATACTTTTTTCTTATCTCCTATTTTTCCAATAATTGATAAAAGCTTTTTTGCTTCGCTCGGATTTGGTAAAAAATTAGAATTTTTACAAGGTAGGGATTTTGAAGTGTTTAACCATTTATAGTTAAATCCATTACCCATACATTGAAAAGAGCTTCTTAAATCTAAATAATCAGGAAATTTATCATTAAAATCCAATACATCAATAGGAATTGTTTTTAATACAATTTCTGTAAATTCACTATCTAAATTCTTCTTTAAAGAATTAATTTCTTTTTGTTTTTCTTGTAGCAATAATACAGCGACTTCACTTGCAATTTGTTTTGTAATGTTCATAATTCATATATTTTTTAAAGTTTATAATGGCAAATATAAGCATTCTTTTATTATATTAAACAAAAAAAAACACCCTAAATTTAAGAGTGTTTTGTTATTTGTATTTAGATTAATTAAAAATAGTAGTCTATAATGATACGCGCGCCTGTTGTGATTGCTTTTTTGAATGTGACAGTATTCGAAGTTTGTGTAAATGTGTTTAAATCACTTTCAAAGCCAAACATTTCTTTTTGTTGAACTCCATCATTTATCCATCCTTTTATTGCTATAGCTCCGGTTGGTATGACATAATCCTGCCCTAATCCTGCATATCTAATCGATGTTATTCCACTTAATTTTTCTTGTAAAGCAATATATACGGCATTTTCGCTTGGTGAGTAATTTGCAACCCCTTCACTTATTGTTTGACTAATCATTGCAGCTGGTGGGTCAACAACAATAGGTATTTCAACTGCCAATATCCAATTAATACCGTTACCTACAATTGCATTTAATTCCTCTGTACATACTATATTAGGAAAACCACCACTTTGAGTATAAGTTCCTTTTCCTGCTAAAAACCATTCATTTGTCGTAGTGTCTGGTAATAATTGACCGTCAACAACCGCAATAGGCAAAAATGCTAAACTTCCAGTTGAACCGATTACACCCGCTATAAAAGTGGACAAATCGGCAATCGTCCCGCGTCTTAAATTTGTTCCGACCTCGTGGGGCACGTTGTCGGTTAAATTAAAAGGTGCTTCGACTAATTGCCCTACTTGTATTGTACTAATTAATAATGGATCTATCATAATTTCATCATATATAATTGAACAATATAAGGTTGCATATTATTGTGAGCTAAACCACCGCCTGTCGAGTTTGAATCTGCCGTTCCGTTTAATCCGTTACCGGGTGAAAATGTTGTACCGTCTGTATCATTTGTCGCTCTCGGTATTGGATGCGTATGAGCTGGCATTTCTCCAACTGTCAATATATGTTCTTTTTCACCTCCAAATCCACCGATATTACTTTGAACCGCTCCAAATCCAATACCCACCAATCCGTCTAAATTTTCAGTGCCATTTTGACCGTTACATATCGCAAATCCTGTACAAATATTAATTCCCAATCCGGTAACATCAAAATTATCATCGATATACGATTGAGTAACTGACATTCTTTTAACCTCGAATTGTAGTGCACTAGTTTGTAAAGCTATAAACGCGATTAAATCTGCAAATGTAGCTTGTTTTAATCCTTGGTCTGCAACTGTTTCAAATGGAAATAAACTCGTTAATAATATCGAGTCAGGCGGCAACTGGTCAACTCTTACAGTCGTTATATCGTTTGGATCTATCATAATTGTTTAGTTCTAATAATTTGTGTTGCTGTTGGGTCTGTAACAATTACTTCTAACGGGTCACCGCTATTTAATACATCTGTTCCTTTAGTAGTTGTTAATGGAATACCAAATCCAACTAACGAACCGCTAAATGTCAAAAATTCGTCAATTGGCGAAGCTTCTGATAGTTCAGAAATATACGCTTTTCCATAATCGATAACTGGGAAATTACCCTCTATTTTCCACTCTAATAATGTTCTTGAGCGTTTCAATTGTTTTAATTTATCGTAACTAGCAACGTTAAAATAACCGCCTGCAACACTTGTGACCACTTGGATTCCGTTAAACGAAATATTATAACTTTGCATATTTGGCCGTGATGTTGCCCATCCTGCGTTATCTCTAGTTGTTGTATCGATAAACTCACTCGTTTCGCTAAATGGATTGTCCTGCAAACAAGCTATTGGCAAATAATTACCAAGTATTTTTATGTATAAAATGCGGTCTTGTCCTTTATAGAAATCCATACAACAAATATATTAAAAAATTATGAACGAATTGACGGTTTTACAGTATTTCCATAATCGTAAGTTAATAAATATTGCAAGTCAGCAACCTCACTTGTATAAAACTGCTGCAATTTACCCCGCGTTATATTACTATCAGTGTCATAACTATGTTCAATAAACATAAATAATCCGTTTATGTTATTTATTTCTACTATAGATAAATAAGGCACGTATCCAAAAATATCGCCCGTAAATGTTTTAGTTGGTTTTTGCTGAATACGCATATCGTCTTCTGCACTTATTCTTAAAATAGATTTTTCTTCTAGTTTTCCTTTGCGTGTCCATAAGGTTGTTAAAGTTGTTTTATCACTTTTATAAATCGCACCTTCGAAAATGTCACCAATTGAGTCGCCATTGTAAACAGTTTGATTTTCTTTGATAATTGAACTTGGAGCAACTAAACGCGTAACGGTATGAAACTCCCCTATTTTGCCATCGTAATTGAAATTATTGGTAAGTTGACAAGATTGTATTTCTGCAATTTGCGGGGCTACTTTGTCCGATAAAACATTACGAATTATTACATAAACAGTACAATCATTTGGCACCGGCTCGGTTTTTAACGTCCAAGTTGCTGTACTTATTCCGGTTACCGTTGTGCTTAATAATTGTACGCTGTTTTGCCAAACTCCATTGTTGTCAGCGTGATAACCATCTGAACGCACTAAATTAAAGTGAAAATATCCAACGCTTAAACTTTCAACACTTAATTCTACTTTTAAATCTATTTGACTGCCTGCAATAGCGGAAACAGTTTGAGAGCGTAATATTTCGCGTGTCGTTGGAAATCCTAAAATGTACTTAGTTTCCATTTTTAATCCCATTGTATCACTTAAATCATTGATTAAAACGACTCCAAACAGATTACTAGCCTTTATCCAATTATCAAAAACTAAAGCCGTATCGTGATGTAAATTAGGATTAAGCAACATTCCAGCTTTAAAGCCATATTTGTAATTTAAACGATACGCGCTAATTGCACCCTTTGTTTGTATTTGTTGATTACCTCCACAATGATGAGGGTAATAATTATCAATTTGCGAACCTATTTTTTTATACAGTCCTTTTATAAAAGTTGTATTTAGTGAATTATCGATAAAAGTTGCTGAAAGGGAAAATTCATTAGGACGATATACCCACCAATACCCATATTGTTGAGTTATGCAAGCGGAAAACAAATTTAATACAGAATTTAAAACCTCCTCACAGGTCATTGTAGTTCCGCCTCCGCTTGTTTGAGCATCTATTTTAAAGAAGCGGTCTGAACTTACATAAGTATCTTTTAAAATATTAGTTCCGGCATAATCTAAATAAAGCACATCAACAAACGAATTAATTGTCATTACTATTCCAGTTCGAGCCAAACACGCTTGTATAACTTCAAATATCGATAATTTTCCAGTGTAATTAGTTCCGTTGGCTTTTACAAATGCCAAATCTTTCAAACTTCCAAGACCATCGATAAAATCTAAATTAACTACCCAAATATCACGCACAAAAGATTGCGTTACTCCGTCCGGTTTAAGAAAACCATTGAATACTATTTGACTGCCTTTCGACACCCTAACGGTATATGTCTTTTCGTCTGCATCTGAAAACTCTTCAAATGTCAATAATGGATTCGCTTCTAATTGTAAATTTAAACCAGTTCCGCGAATTGTGTCTAAAATATTGTCTACACTACCTTTGTCAAATGAAATTTTACCAAATATTTCTGTTGAAATTCCCGTAAATCCAACTTCAAATATTTGAACTAAATAGCCTGTGTAATTATTTTGTATAAAATATTTTTCCATTATCTTCCTCCTATTCGTAAGTTTCTTTCAGTAGTGTTATTTAGAACTCCGATTAAAGATGTTCCTGCAATTTCGAATACAACTGTTCCGTTTGCGCCTCCACTCCAACCAGTGCCGCCTCCTGATGTTGTGGATGTGTTATTTGCGCCTTGTCCTGTTGCTGTTGAAGTATTCCCATTTGCTCTATCATTCGCGCCTTTACTCATTGCCGCACCTATTCCTTTTAATGCCGTTCCCCCTGCAATTGCTAAAAGCCCTGCGCCAATACCGGAAACAGTACCGAATAATTTAACTACTGTTCCGGCCAGTACTGCTGCTGTTCCTAATTTAATTAATTCAGTACCTAAACTAGATAATAGATTTCCTAAACTTGCCATTAATGAATTTCCAACCGATTCTAAAACATTTGCACCACTTGCCAAAGCGTCACCTATTACAGTTCCTAAATTTCCAAATGTAGAAACAAAACTATCTTCAATTATAGCATTAATGTTTTCATTAAATTGAAGCATAGCCTCCATAGCTCTAATAGATTCCTCTGAAATGATTGACGTAATCATTTTCATTGAACTTGTAATTTTTGCCGTGTCAATTACTGGAGTTAATTCCAATGGAGTAATAAAACTTTGTATTCCAGAAACTTGTGGAGTATTAAACGTTTCGGGTGCTTTTTTAGTGTTACCTTGTTTTGTGTCACCAAAGAAATTGAATCCAAATCCTTTAGCTATTTTAGCGGCTTCGTCTTGGAATTTTTTAGCAATACTTAAATTTTTCTTCGAAGCGTCTTCATTTATTTTAATTTCTTCGGCTTGCCTTAATTTTAATTGATTTTGTAGATTTTTTTGTTTTTGATTATATTGTTCTTTACTTCTTGTTTGAGTTAAATCAGCATCTAAAAAAGCATTTGTAAATTCACTTAATTTTTTAACACGACTTCTTTCTGCGTCTAATTGTTGCTTAGCCGCATCTTGTAATGCTAAATTTGCGGCCGCTTTAAACAAAGTCATTTTTATATATGCGTCTGCATTTTTTGTCAGCTCTTTTTCAGCTTCATCTATGTTTTTTACTAATCCTGTGGTTTTTCCAATAGTTTCATTGTAATGCTCTACAACCTTGTCTTTATTTAAAAATCCATTTTTAGCTAATTCAATTTCATTAGTAAGTTCATTTACGTTTGCTATCGCTTCTTGAACTCCTTTGTCTTTATAAGCCTCGTCGTTTACTTTTGATAATGTTCTTGCAAAACTTTCTGCCTTTTCTGTTATTTTATCAAATACATCGCCTATTGATAAGCCCGATTGACTCAATAAAGTAAATCCTGTGGTTAGCAAAGAAACGCCTAATAAAATACCACCTGTACCCATTAACGATGATGCCATTGCTTTTAACGCGCCGCTTGTAGAACCTGTTTGTTGTTTTAAATATCCAAAACTTTCAGCAGTTGCCGTAATATTATTACCTATACCTATAATCCCGTATGGCGCATCTTGTGCAATACGTGAAAATTGCATTAAGGCGTTTGAACCGTTCGCAACTTTTGGAGCCATACCGCCAATCGCTCCCCCCGTATCCCTAACGGCTGTTTTTAATCCATTTAATGAATTTTTAGCATCCTTAATTTGAGCGGTTATTTCACGCGTATCTAAACCAAGTTTTATTTTGTCAAGTTTAGCCCTAGATAATTCCTTAATATCAAATTCAACCTCTTTAATTTTTTTATCAAAGTCGGTTTTGTCTGCTCCAATTTGTACCTCTAATTTACCGCCTGTTGCCATTTTTGAAATTCTTTTAAGAAATGTTCTTTATGATCTTGTGATACGCCTTCACTTATTTTTTTGTCATCATTCAAAGGTAAGAAAATTTCTTTTCTCTTTGGCATTTTCTTTGGGTCTTGATGTGGTGCGATGTAGCTTGTCCACATTAATTCCCTTAGCATTTTCCATTTATATAAATCTATCCTTTTATATGCAAAAAGCCTGATTTGAAATTCTGCCCACGTCATATCGTAAACGAAATCCAAATCAGGACATTTAAGTTCTCCTAGCGCAAAGCATATCACGTCTTCACTCCAGTTTATTTTACCTTCACTTTTTTTTTAACTTCTGGTTGTGTTGGAACGTCTTTTGTCAATGATGATGCAAAAGCAGTATTAAAGCTTTTTAAAACTTCAACATCTGTTTCGTCAATCCAGTTTATAACATCCTGCAACACAAAATCAGGCTCTTTATTTTCACGAATATAGCCATAAGAACACGAATGAAACATCATTAACGGTATCCATTTGAACGGGTTTTCAGTTCGTAGTTTATCAAAGTCTGACATACTTGTATTGGTTTCATCGAGCAAACGACCTAAAAAACCTAAACCGAAATAAAATACACGGTCTTTACCTCCAATATTTAATGTGATTTGTTTCATTATACTGCATTTGGATCCACTAATACAATAGCCCCGTCACCGTCAATAGTCGCACTAAATGTAGAAACCTCGTCACCGCTTCCAAAAGTCGCACTTAAGTCAGTAATATAACCACTGCCATAGTATTTAACACTTGTTGCATCGTCTACATTGGTATCTAGTTTCCATTCAACTAATGTTTTTGCCTGTTGGATTAAAAACAATGCATCGTGTGACTGTTTAGCTGTATCTCCTCCAACCGTTGTAGTGTCGATATATTCGCCCTCTGCATCAATTGTATAATCAAACGATCCTGCTGTTTTTTTAGTTACACCCGGAAAACATTTCGTATTTGATGCAATCATTGAAACAGTTGTATTCAAACTGTTTGAAGTTAAACAAGCTACTGGCTTATAGGCAGCACCTGTATAAATGTAGATTATTCCTTTTTCGCCTTTAATGCTCATTTTGATAAGTTTTAAATTATTATGTAAATATACTATTTTTATTCTAATGTTAATACAACGCGTATAAAATTTCTGTAAACTGTTTGCGTCGATGTACTTGAGTCTAAATTTGATGGGTATTCAAAATTTTGAATTAATACGGTATAGTTTGGAATTGTAATATTTTCCAATAATGTTCTTATTGCATTTTCCATATCATCGTTTACAACCCTTGAACCTGTATTTCCTGCACCGTTATAAATACATACAATATCTAGCAGTGTAGCAACTTCCCATCTGTGTGTGCATTTATTAGCATTAACATCGCTTTTATCTTGTGTCGAAATAATTACGTATTGCGTAGGATTTAATTTTCCAGTCACTTGCATATCAAAACACGGATAAACCGGATTAACTAAATCATAAATTACTTTACGAATAAATTTATTTGGATTTGGTTTTGCCATATTTTTCTAATGTTTTCTTCAATTTGTCTAAATACTCTTTTCTCCCGCGTAACAATGATGGATATAAATACGGCCTAGCTCTTAAATTCACTTCTTTTATTCCTTTTCCCTTAAATTTAATTGCAATTTCTTTCATTTCATCAGGAACTTGAACCAAGCCCCCTGTACCAAATTCTACATAAGCCGCATAAGGCGCAATAGTTCCGCCCGCTTCAATTTTCCAGTGTGTTTTATCTACTTCACTTGATTTTATAGACTGCCCTAATTTACCAAAGTTTGCAGGTGCTTGTGATTTTGCATAACTCTCAATATTTTTAGCAACTAAAACCGTAACACCTTCAATATCTTTTTCAGCTTCTTTTCCGTATTTTCTTAGATTTGATATAACGGTATTAATCCCTTTGAGTTCCATATATTTCTACATCGATATTATTTAAATCCATATTCAAAATAGAATCAATATTATAAATTAAACCGTTGTATTTTATGAAATTATCTTTTACCGACAAATCAATATCATAACGATTACGAATAGTAAAAACAGTTTGAATAAAGTTATCGTTTTGACCGTTTTCATTCTGTCTATAAGCTCGCTTAGTGTCTACATTTGCCCATACAGAATAAACCAAAGCAGTAGTTACAGTGTTGCCACCGTAACCGTCTGGAACAGTTGTAGTTTTCCATATTCCGATTGCTTTTGTGTATTTGCGCGCTATCATACAAATCGTCTATTTACGTCAATTGCTTGCATCACACTCAAAGGAATTAATGTACTATTACTTTGAGTTTCGCTTTCGTAAAACCACACTTTAATTAACTGTAAAGCAGCATCGATTAACTCGTTTGGGATATCGTCAATATCTGAATAACCTAATGTTAAAATAACCGAGCCGTTAACAGTTGGCACAATTGCATTTGTTTGTCGGTATTGAATATCATACAATGTAATAGCGTTGTCAATAGGGTAATCATAAACAATCACACTATTAACCAAGGCACAACTATAATAAGTCTTATTTCGAGTTTTAAATATATGTCCCGTTCTTTTTTCGATAAATGATAAAGAACTTTTAATCATACTTGTAATTTCTGCGTCCGTTTCTGTTTGTAACGCATCGATTTTTAAGTATAATTTTGCTTGTGCTAAAGAAATAACATCGATATAATCAGTCATTATTTATTATTTAATAGTTTATAAAAAGCTCTTATTCCGACAAGTGTATTTATTACTAATAAATAAAAAATTGGATTTGTCAAACAGTCCGGATAGCTCATTTTTTATTAGATTTTTTTATTTCTTTATCCGCTTCTTCTGGTGTTTTTCTGTAAACAATTCCTTTAGTTCCTTCTTCTGATTCTGAATATGGTTCTTTATTTCCTACTACATACCAATCCATAGCTTTTGCGTCTGAATCTGACAATTCAATAGTATTGCCTATTGCATAGTTTTTTTTATCTGATAACTTAAAAAACGGCTTAATAACTTTGTATGATTTCATAATATTATTTTTTGATATTCAAAGATATAAAAAAAACCGTTTGAATTAACAAACGGTTTCAAAATTAACTAATTCAACCAGAACTATGCAATCGCTGTGAAGTCACCATAAACTAATGCCAATGGCTGCTCAACTGCCAAAGCAACTTGAGCTTCGATACGTGCTGTAATGTTATTTTTAACAAAGTTTGTGCCTTCTTGTTCTGAAAACTCTAAAGACAATCCTTCTGTAACGATCTTGTTTACCCTTGTCCAGTCACCTACAAAATATTTATTTGCAGTTACCCAAGTGGCTTGATAAATTGGAATACCATTGATACGTAATTGATTACCTTCAAAAGTAACAACACCCGGTAAACCATAACCAGCTCCTGTTGATTTTTCAGTAATCAAAATATCCCAATAATCGGACGGTCTTACAACGATACCGTTAACGATGTAATTGGCGTCTTGTTGTTTTGCGATTTCAGCGATCAACATTTCTATTTTGTTTTGACCTGTGATAATTTCAGTTGATGGAGTTGCTGCACCTGCTAAAACAGTGTTAAATGCTGCATTTTCAGCTATTGCATAATCTCTACGCAAAGCATTAGGAATAAACGAAGTCAAGAACGGCAAGTTATTAGCCATTTTTTTGCTATAACGTGTAAATCCTGCAATAAAGTCAGTGTTCACGTCAACCATTGTAAAATCGTAATCTCTTTGGTTTTTAGTTGCGCCCTCAACTTGTGCACCGATTGAACCTTCACCCGCTCCCTCGCGTGGGAATGTATAAGTGCCTCCAGAAATATTAACACTTCCAACCAAGTCAGAAACATTAACCGCTTGACCCGGAATCATCACAACATTAAAGTTATAATCTTTAGGTTGTGCTCCAGTTAGGTTTGTAGTCAATGCCATATCCCCAACTACTTTGGTTTGGAACGCATTTCCTTTACGAACTTCTTTGATGCCTGTAAAACCTTCTTTGATTGATTTTACCAAAACATCTTCATTCGCTCCGGCCTGTAATTGTTTTTCTTGCAATTTACCGTCTAATAAATTTGCGTGATCTTGAACTACTTTCAAGTCAGCGGCGAATTTCAATTCCATAGCATCGGTAACGGCTTTCAATTCTGTCTCAAATTGATTTTTATTTGATGCTGATAATTTAGTTTCAAAAGCATCGATTGCGCTTTTTACTTCTGAGGCCGTTTTAGTTTCTAAGCCTGTTTTAATGTTTGCCAATTCGGCTTTTAATTCCTCGTTCATTTTATTTAATGTTTAAAGAGTTTGTAAATGATTTTAACGTGTCCAAAATAAGCGGCTCATTAAAGTAAAGTGTATCATCTACGGCTTTAATATTGAGTGACTCCATTATATTTATTTCTTTTGATTGAGAAGAAATAATATTTTTTGCTAATTGCTTTAATTGTGAATTTTTTAAAATTGTTTCGTATTTTTCAGCCATTTTTATAGCTGAGTTATGGTGCGGTATCATCATATCAACAAACGCCTTGTCTGGATTTTCTTCTGAATCACCCATAGAGGCCATTTTTAATAAATTTTCAATTTGTCTTAAACGCGTGTCTGAATAATCCAAATTATATGATTTTTCTATAAGTTCCATTATTCCGTAATGGCTTTTAATTCCTTTTATGCTTTGAACGGTTGCTAATTCATTGGCCGCCCAAGATGATAAAAATGAATATTCCATTAATTTATATTCTGTAATAATGTTTTTATTTTTAACATCGCGCTGCATAACCTTATAACCTATACTTAATTCAGCGTTTAAGTTATTTTCGTGCATTAATTTAACATCGGTAAACATATCGCGACCTAAATCCTTATTCATATTAAATTTAGTATGAGTAAGTAATCCATAAGTGTCTTTAGTGTCAATTGCTAAAGGTACTCCTATCATCATTGTGGGATTATGGTCTTTCAATACACGAATACGTTTAAAGTTTTCGCTTACGGTTTTTGTAAACGAACCGTATCCAGAAATATCTTTATCTGAATCTTCATTATTATAAGCGTTAGCATAGGCCACAATTTCGCCTTTACTTTCGTTTAAATCCTTTAATCCGTAACTGATTTGTTTAAATTCCATAATACAAATATATTAAATTATTTTTATTTAGTCTAAATAATTATTTTTTTATTCTTTTATTTCTGTAAAAATTATCAAGTGGTTAAAAGGCACTATTGCAGCTACTTTTTTTGGAATAACATCTTTTCCTACAACCAAAAAAGTAGCGTCTTTAGATAATTCCACGTGTACGCCGTCGCACTCAACTGTTTTTATTATTTGTCCATCAAAATAAATGTCTGCTTTTTTCATAATTTCTATTTTTTTATTTTTCTTATCGGCAATCCATCCGCGTCTTCTTTTAATAAATACACAATCTTACAACGGCAATTTATAACGTTTCCTGCTTTTGCTTTTGGGTCACCCGGAAACTCTATATTTTCGCCACCTACAAAAAACGGACTAAATTCATCTACTATTTGGCCATTCATATCTAAATGGTCATAAATTGAATGAGGCGGTCTGCGCGTTCTATTATCTTGAACCGAAATCCATTTCTTTACTTGCACCCATTCAGATTGTTGACTAGATAAAACAGTTGCGTAATTAGTTGCGGTTGTAGTTTCAGTTCTTGCAATTCGTAACGCTTGGTATTTATACCATCCAAATTGACGCTGTAAATTTCGTGTTATGTCTGCAACTGAAATATTATCCTCATATCCTTTAGCAATTACATTTATAATAGAATCAATCAAAGTTTGATGTACTGAAACAATTCTTAATCCCGCACTTTCATTTAGCCATTGCGAAATAATCATTTCAAAATCAATACCGTCTTTTTGACTTCTTTTATATTGTGGTTTTCCTAATGTCGTATATATTTCTAAGAACATTTCTTTAATTTGGCTAATCGTAACATTAGAATAAATTAACGATTGCACGGTTAACTTACTAATATTATTAAATGGTATTCCATTTGTAATTTTCAATACATTGCGCCTTACTATTCGATACGTGGTTATTTCTTGACGTTGTCTAAGCTTGTCCATCTGTCATATCAGTTACACTAGGATCATCAATTCTTTTTGAAGTCGAACTAATATAAATCACGTCCATATTTTCATCGTCCATAGATTCGTAATTGATTGCCTCGCGAATTTCATTCAACGTCAAAGGTGCTTTAACCATCCATTCAATCATTTTCGATATATCTGTTTGCATTTCTGGAAGTTCGCTAATATCAAACTCGATAACGCTTTTTTCGTATCCTTTGAATTTTTGTATAAATTCCAAGTTCAAATATCCTGCTAATAAATCCAAATCAGGTTTAATGTTATCGGTTATAGCTCTTTTGCGCGCTTCAATAACTCCATCGACTCCAAAACCTGTTCCGCTTCTTTCTTCGTTCAATAAATCAATTGGCCAATTAAGGCAATTACATAAAGTTCGTTTATCATTGCTTAAATAATCAAACGGTTTTAATTCGTCTGTTGTTAAAGAAATACGGGTAAAACCTAATTTTGCACTCGCTCCGGCAATATTAGACAACCTGCCTTTTGTGTTATCCATATCGACAAGCCTCTGCTTTAAGTCTTGCCCTTGTTCGTGAGTTAAAGGACTTTGACCGTCGCCCGCGTGAATAAATCCATAAACTCCGCTATTCTGCATTGTTTTGACATTGTTGTCAATTCCGCTATTAGAACTATTAATGTTTCTAATAGCTGCCATTAATTCACTATAGCCGTATAAATGTGAGCCATTTTGATTGTAAAAAGGATTTGAACGCTTAATATGAATGATACTTTCATTGTCGAATTTAATAAATTGATTTCCTTGTTCTAATACATAATAATCAATCGGATCCTCAACTGATAAACTATGTGCATTGTTTTTTAAAACAATCTGTACCCAATGACTTGGCAGGATGTACAAACCAATTGGCACACCCATTACATTAGACAAACGATAAAAATAAACATTACCACAAACTTTCAAATATATTTTATACAAATAAATAATTTCTTCCCACGTTTGATTTGGATTAGGCTTATCTAACGGCATTTTTTGCTCCACATCATCATACGCTTCTTTAATCAGTAATTGCAGTTGTTTTTTCTGTAAAAAAGTAGTATCGTTGGGGAAACGTTTTAATTTCTTATATGCTTTTTCGTCGTCAATTGGCTTGATAATGTATGGAACTGCAGTTGTTTTGCTTGCCATTTGGTTGACAATAGCGTTTACGTCTGGATTTTCTCCATAACCTTTAGTTATCAAAGTTTCTAAAGTACAGTTATAAGTGGTTGTAATTCCGCCTATTGACTTATATAATGCCTCGTTAAAATAGTTTTTATTTGGATTTAAAAGTACGTCCAACGCTAAACGAAATCTATTTACTGCCATTTTATTAAATTTTATGTAAATATATGTAAATAAATTTAGAAAGTGAAAAATTTAGGCGCTAATTCAAAATACATCCTAAAAGCCAAAGCATCTGAATAATCCGGTGACCGTCCAATATTCTCTTTTACTTTTTCTTTTGGCACTATTCTAAGTTTGCCATCACTATCTATTTTATCTCTTTTTACTTGTTCTAATTCTTTAATTATATCGTCCTGCATAGTTCCATCAGGACAATTTATATAGATTTCATTGTTTTGAATTTTAGCAGCCAATTTATAATAACATTGCGTTTTTAAGTTTTGATATTCAACGATTACATTTTCCTCTTTTAAAGCACGTGAATTATTAACAAATCCTTTGCATTTTAAAATGTCAATTACACCTCCGCCTACACCGTCCTCATCGGCAATAATGTTACTATTTGGAACTTTCCATTTTGTCGATAATCCACGTATAGCCTCGGCTGTTTCAATTACCGAGCTTTTAGACAAAGAAAACACTTCGACAACTCGAAATCCACTCCATACACAAACCACCATTTTATCGCTACCATAACGCGCAATATCGGCACTTATATACATTTGTCCTGCATCGATAAATTCATTTGAAAAACAATTATTTATTTTATCATAATCAATCAATTTGCTCGGGTCGTTGTCGTATTCCCAATTCCCATAGTAAAGACGTTGTTTGCTATTTTCGTCTAATGCTAATAATGATTCTAAATAAGACGCTGGTAAGTTTGGATTATCAGTAGGTAATGACTGAATGAATTTCTTAGTATCGCTTATCGTTCCGTTTGAGTTAGGAATATAAAACTTTGAATACGTCCAGTTTTTAGCAGGATTGCAACTTCCTAAAATTTTAGGAATAAGGTTAAATTCGTTTAATTTATAACGAATACGCGACGTTACAATTTGCCACGCTTTATAACTTATTTGGTTGCACTCATCAATAAATGCCCCTGTTATTTCCAAAGAGCCCAATGAGTCGAAATTTGGATCGGCCGGATAGCTGTATAAATCTTTTAACAGAATTTCGCTTCCATTATTCCAATAAATAACGCCATTTTGTCCATTGAATGTAAATTGATCTGTTATTTTTAATTGTGATGATAAATCAAAGAATGTGTTTAAAGTGGTTTCTTTAAGCGTTTTTAATTTTGCCCTACCCATTAACCAACGCGTGCCGGAATAGTTTTGACATTGTTCAATTAACCATAAAACACCCAAAGCAGACTTACCTCCACCGGCCGCACCTCCATAAAGAACCTCTTTAGTTGTACTATCTTTTAGATAATAAACTGCGTATTCTTGCTTTTTTATCAGTCTAAACCCTGACATATTGTGTTTTATTTGTGTTCTGTCCGCTTAGCCAAGAATTAACAGTACTATATTTTATACGCAATAAATTAGCTAAATCAACAGACGAATTATAAAAAACACCTGTGTTTAAATCTAAAACAATTCTAGAATTTTTATTAAAAACACTCATTTTTAAAATAGTATTTTTATTGTGTTTTCTATTATATTTGCCACTTAAAGATAAAGACATGTTTTTTTTATGCGTTTCGCTTTTTTCAACTCCTGACAACGATATTGATAATTTTAGTTTAGTTTCTTTTGAAAATACTTTTCCTTTTGTAGTTTTACTTATTTTTAGTTTAGTTTCATCTGACATTAATTGTCTTTTATTATCTGTTCTTTGAAGCATACAATTTAATCCTATTTCAACACAATTATATAACTCTTGGTAATACCTTTCTTTGTCATTTAATTCTGAAACTTCGCACTCTATTATTGTTTCAAAAATATGATTGTCGACTCCGTATTTTAATAAAGACCGGTATAGTTTAGGTTGTGACTTACAGTTTAATTTTTTATATTTAGACAATCTAGATTTAATATCTACACTTTGTCCAATGTATATTTTTTTTGCTGGAGAAGTGACTTTATAAATTCCTATCATGGTTTATTCATTTGGATTTATTCCAGTTCCTAGCGATATTACGTTTACGCTTTCGCCTTTTGTAGTGTGGTCAATATGTTGCATAGATAAAGCACGTCTTTCGTCGTCTGTTGCTATAAGTTTATATAGGGCCAATATCTCGGCCGCCTTGTCTCCTTCACTTAATTTCCTTCTAAGTTTTACTTTCATTGATATTTTATTATCGTCTAAAAGTTCTTTTATATCGTTCATTTCGTCCGATTCAATAGGAAAAAATTCGTAAAAAGTAGTTTTAACAATAGGCAAAAAAGCAACAACATCCTCAATGAAGTATAGAGAATTATCTTTTATAGCTTGTTTTGCTTTTTCTAAAATATCGTTTTTATCGTATGCCATAAAACAAAGATACAAAAAAACCGCTTCCAACCCTAAAATCAAAAGCGGTAAAAATTAATTAATTATGAGATGCTAAATTACGGAATAATCTTGAATATATCTAAATTTTAATGCACAAAGTTTTTTATACTCATCAGATCCAAATATCGAAGTATCAATTACGCTGTTAAAATACGCCATAGCTTTTGTGAATTTAGTTTCCATTGTTTTGTTTATTTAAGTTAAAAATTTCATTTGCTTTAATAATTGCTTCGTTGATCGCTTCGGTGCGTTTTTCCATAAACTGACTTGTCATAATGTTTATTTTATTATTTCGTAGTTCAGAATCAAATGTTTTGTCATTGCAAGCCATTACGGTTATATAAATCCCCACCGAATCAAAGAACTCGATTATAAGAGCGTTTAACAATATTTCATTTTCGCTTATTCCAAATTCATAATATTCTACTGTAAACTTAAAAATTAAGCTTTTTTCAAATTCTTCCTTGCATTTCCCTGTTAATTTCATAATTTCTCTATCCTTTTAATTTTTAAATAATTCATTACTATTTTTCTAAATTCTTTCATCACTGTAACGTGGTCTTTTGTGTATTTTAATCCGGATGGACAAATACAGGTTATTTCGATTGGTTTCATTTGTGCTCATTTAAATTATCGAAAATATAATTAATATTATCAATATCTATTACATCGAAAGAATCATTTTGAATATTCAATAATAATCTCCATTGAGTTATACCTAGTTCAATTGCTAATTCGTTTTGAGTATAATAATTTAATATCATATCTAATTTTTGTTTATCTGCTTTCATAATTTTATTTGTTTGAATTGTTCTAATGATCTTACTAAATAATATTCAAATCCTAAATCTTTTACTTTGGTTTCAAATACTTTTTGAACTTCGCTTTGAATGCCTTTTTCTACTTTAACTTCGACAAAGATTGTTTTTCCTTCTGGTTTCAATATTATCAAATCTGAAACCCCAGCCATTTGTCCAGTTGCCTTTAATGTTTTTGCTTCTAATATGTGACGTGAGCCACCGTTAGGAACGCTAAATATTAATCCTTTTCCGTTAATTTGGTAATTGTTTTTATACCAAATAATAATTTGTTGTTGTAATTGATTTTCTGTCATAATAGGTAATATTTTTTAGGGTAATATTTTTAAAAAAACTTTAGTAAATAAAAAATAAAAAATCATTATAATGCGTAATAATGTAAAATGAAAATAATTATAGAGTTTATATAAATTTTATATTACTCCTTACCTTTTGCCTTAAGTACTATTCTCATTGGGTTTAATAGGTAATATTTTTTTATTACCTTTTTATTACCTTATTACCTTTTTAGTCTGTTTTGTAGTTAAAAAGGTACATCTTGGTTATATTCGCTTTTTACGTTAGGTATGATAAAAAACTTAAATCCAAAAATTACTTTTCCATTTCGTTTAAAACTTTTGTATGTAATCTTGTTTTTTGTAAATATATTCTTAATATCATACTTACTTATCTGCACTGGGGTAATAATATTTAATTTGTGTAATATTTGACCCTGATTCATAATTGTTTCTTCGCTGTAAATATCATCTTCAACAAGTGAAAAATGCTGAAAAAATATTTCTTCTACTGGCATAATTTCTAAATTTGAACCTGTATTTTTATTCAAATAATCCGTATCATCTGAACTATAAATTTTCCAATCAAAATCTTCACGCCATAATTTAAAAACTTCGCGCCATAAATCGTCTGTATTAATTTTTATCATCGTATCATAATCGATACTTTGCACATTAATTGGCAAAATACGTCTATTTCCGGTAACATCTTTTAATATATCACTCTCATTACTTGTGCCGCATAAAGATGCTTTACGTTTCATTTTTGAGTAAAAAGCACTATAAGGTAATCTTATATCGATTTGATTTGCATCTGCTATCTTTTTAAAGTCTTTCACGTCTTTTGTGGCTAAACCTCCAAACTCATCATCAAGAACTAAAAGCCCTTTTACAAGATTGTAAATTGAATCTTTATCCTTTGCGTCTATTCTGTGTTCAATTAGATATTTTCGTAACTCTTTTGGTAGTAAATTACGAAAGAAAGAAGTTTTTCCAGTACCTTGTTTTTGACCACAAAGAACTAAAGTTAAAGGAGAAACTTTTGTTTCGTGGTGCGGACTAATCCAATTGTGAACCGATCCAACTAACCATTTTTTAAATGCCCAACGATTATATTCACTTTGTGGATAAATACAATCTGCATATTTTTCGATGTTTCCGGTTTCAAATTCTTTAATGCTAAAAAATTCATTTAATGGGTTGATTGTCGGCGTTGCTTCGCTGTTTATCATATCGCGAACATCTGATTTATTAACGTTAAAATCAAGGCAATTCTTTGCAGAAAAATAAATTGAGTTTAGTTTTATGTCATCTAAAATCTTTTCGTTTATAAAAATTTCATTTGTGATTGAATCCCGGAATGGTTTATAATTTTCCAGTATAAAATTCTTTAATTGATTTACTTCTGTTTCTTCACTATCTAATTGAAATTCAATTTTAGAATCAATTATACTTTGAATCAATTCATCTTTTGGAGCTTCTAATTTTAAAACTTCTACAACATGGCGTTTTACACTTTCGATTGTCGGGGTGCCTTGCGTTTTTTGCATTGCTACCGTAGCAATAGTTTTCTTTGTAATTTCAGAATATACTTCTATTCCTTCCTCTTTTACGTAATGATAAAAAGTAGCTATCGTAATATTTCCACCCTTGCAAAAGTTTTTATAATGCTTTTCAATATCTTTTTCGTTATATTTTGAACCATTTTGACAAATTGCTTTAAAATAATTTAGCCCAGAATCTCCAAATTTTGAACCTATCGCAAATCCAATATCACAATATCTTTTATAATCATCCTGACATAAATCTATTCCTTTTAATTTATCAATTATCTCGCTAAAATCATCTTGAACAAAAACAAAATCCTGTTTTTTTGGTTTTATAATCTTTGTCTTTGCTATAAATTTTAATGCTTTTTCATTATGAAATAAATAAGGGTCATAGCTCAAAAAACGTAAACGATTTTTATTTTTACAACTTTGGTCAATCATAATATTGAAGTTATCCCAATAGTATTGACCTATTTCGTTAAATGATTCTAAAAACTTATTTGGATTTATTTTTACAAATACGCAAAGCCCATCGCCACCAAAAGAACGGTGCGAAACAAATGTAAATTTATCCTCATTAATTTTATTTAGCAATTGTAAATCTACATCCTCATCGATATCAATAACAATCAATCCGTTTAATTCTAAAATATTGCTTTCGGCTTTTGTGCCTTGGTTCATTATTGCAGAACCTGTGATACAAGGCATTTGGTTTTTAAGCTCTTTGTATCGTAATGGCTCTTTTTTTAATGCTCGAGCCGTTAACACTAAATCCTGATATTTACCGTTTTTAATTATTTCAATATAATTATTTAGATCAATATCTGTTTTATTAAGGTCTTTTATATTTTGGTATAGACTAAATTTCATATTTTTTAATTTTAGTTTCGGTTAGTATTTTATCGCAAAAGGTATCGTATATTAAGTGTTTACCGTCTTTTAAAATTGAGCGTAATACGGATAAGTAAACAGAAAAAAGGTGTTTTTTGAATCGCTGTCTAAAATTACCATGCCTTTCATGCCATTCAAAATCATTTTTTGGAATATCAAATTTACATAAAAAAGTTATCCATTTTTCTTTTAATATCTTTAATGCCTGATATTTAGAATGACCCTTAATAATATGGAAATTTAAATCTAAAGTCGGTATTATTGGCGCGCTTTTTTTACCTTTAATTTCAAAAAGTTTTTGCTCAACTTCTTCTGGTTTTTCTTTTTCTGGAATTTCGGCACCGCAATTGGGACAAATTTTATCTTTTTTCTCAAATGTGAAACCGCAATCCTCGCATTCATACATATCTTTTAAGTATGATTTTCTTTGTTTATCGAAAAATATTTTTCTCCAATCGCGATCAAATGAAAATATGCCGTGTTCTTCATTATTATTACCACCGTCTATTAATAAGAAATAAGGCTTTTCAATATCCTTTGAATTTCTTGCGCCTCTTCCAATCATTTGAATCCAAAGCGCGAGGCTTTTTGTTGCTCTAGCTACAAATATAACCTCAACATTATCGTGAGAAAATCCAGTCGTAAAACAACCCGTATTTATTAAAACAGAATCTCCATTTTCATTTTCAAACCATTCAA